GGGTATACCCAAGGGGGTGATCGTCGATTTGGCCCTGAAACCCGCACCAATTAAGGGCTTGGGCTATTTGGCCGGGAATGGTTCGGAATGGGTGCAAAAATGGGTATTGGTTCCCGGGGCTTTGGTTCGCTTATTGGGTGGGGTTTTGGTTCGCTGGTTCGGTTTCCCGGGTTAGGGTGCTGGAATTGATACACCACGACGCCCCGCCCGCGTCCGGTTCGGTTTCGTCAATGGGGGGTGGGGGTAATTCCCGGCATAATTCCCGGGCGCTTATCGTTTCGTTATCGGGCCCAATTCCCGGGGGCCTTTATTTGCTGGCCCGGATCCGAGCGAGTGAAAAAACCCGGGTTATTTTTTCCACGGGTTCGAAATAATTCGGCCGGATTCCGGGGCCTTTTTCCGGGGCCTAATACGCTGAAAGCCCCGTCATATAAGGGTTTCGGGCTGGTGACCGGGTGCGGCCTAGGCCCGGGGCGACTGACGGGTGGGGGGGTAGGCGTTACCGTATACAACCACGACCAGAGATTGGAAAAATGGCACTGTCAACGACCTGTTCTGACAACATATATGTGATCATTCTTAGAAAAATTATAACAAATATGTAAACGTACAGTTCGAAGGGCCCGGATTTGGGGGTGGGAGTTGACGAACTGTCAACAATCGAGCCCCTAGCGTACTAGTAACGTACTAAATACAGTGTTATGACACTAAATATGGCACTAGTAGTTGCATTATGGTACAAATAGAGTTACATTTATCTCTAACCGTACTCCAGAATGCGGTATGCACTAGAACGAGACGCAGTTATGTTCTTGGAAGATGGAAAAGCGAGCTTCGAGCTCCAAATGAATGTAGAAAATGACCTTGAAGTCGATGCAAATGGTAATTTCTACATTGTCACCTTGATATTTGTTGAAGATCGAGAGGAACCCGTCGAGGTTCGAATACTCTTCGATCAAGTGATGGAGAATCTCATAGATTTCTACCGTGATGAGCCAATTCAAAATATCGGCTATCAGCAAATGTACTCAATCGCTAATGAATTTGATCGACATACGGATAAACTCCGTGAGACGGCAGGTTATTTAGAAGGAAAGGGTATCATGGGAGATCTATTTGATGATGATCCCGACGCATAACCTATTCAATCCAAATTTAATGGATGGAATGGATGCAACCCATGTAGGTGAAGTAGGTGAATTTCTAGTAGCCTCCGTATTAGCAGGTTTCGGACATGAAGTTGCTAAGACAAACGGTAAGGGTTACGATCTAATCGTAATGGATGGTCATCGAACTGTCCGTGTCGATGTGAAGACGAAGGCGACCAAGGATGGGGCCCGTATCTTCAACATAAAAAAAGGCAAAAAGACCACATACCGAGATTACGATCCCAGTGACTGTGATGTTTTTGCCTTACTGTGCTTGGAAGACCTTTCCCTCACCTTCCAGCCGTGCAAAGTCTACGCAGGGAAGCGTAGCATCTATTTGAACCGGGAAGCTCACATGAAAGCTGACCCGTACCTCAGTTGGCTAGAGGCTACTAAGGACATGAAAAAGGCCGGATAGGTATATTATACCCCCGGCCGAACACGTTCTTAATTTTATCACGGATTGACCCGCTCGTCCAGTGACAATTTCACTAACAGTTGCTCTAGCAAATCTTTGACCTTCCGTCAACAAGTGTTGCGTTAGGTAATTAACAATGGTATAACAAGCGACAGGTACTATGGCTAAGTTCGTTAAGCCTGAACCCTCACAAGCAATCAATCTCATCTATATCCGTGCGGCCATTGAGGCGAACACAGGCTATCGTCTTCCCTTAGAAAGGGTCAGAGAGCTACTCGTCGAAGAGGGCTTGATCACTCCGTATCAGGCAAAACATCACGCACAGATTTTTAGAGGGTATGCGGAATTCTTTGAGGATGACCCCGATACCGGGGGAGCCCCAAGCGATCCGGATGAGATTTCAATTCACGATCTCAGTGACGATTTACTCTGACCTTTAAGGGGAGAAACTATGAAAGTTCAAAAGGCAAACTGCGGCGCGTCTGTTAAAGCGGCAAGCGGCGGTTACATGAAAGTTAAGAAGACAGGCTACAACCAAGGTGGTGCCGTATCTTCTAAGTCGAAGTCAGACACAGCCGACAAATCGAAATATGCGAAACGCGCTGAAGGCGTGAAAGCATCGAAAGGCGGCATGGCTAAGAAGTCTAAAAAAAAAGTAGCTAAGTACAACCAAGGCGGTACAGGTGAGCGCGTAGCCGTGCAGACTTGTAATGCATGTTCGACTCCATCGAAGTGCGCCTCCGCTGGCCGTTGCATGAAGTCCGGCAAGAAGCTGTCGTAAGATGTACGCTAAGAAGCTCAAGAAGGCTTGGCTCAAAATGCTCAAGGCGTATGCCAAGGGTAAGTGGGCCAAGGCTATGGATCTTGAGCAGAAGATCATCAAGATCGAGTTAGAGATCAAGCGACAAGAAGAGCAGGAACAGAATGCCTAAGCTATGCGCCAGAGGTAAGAGAGCCGCTCAATCCCGTTACGATACCTATCCATCAGCGTACGCTAACGGCCATGCCGTCCGTGTATGCAAAGGGGATATCGCCGGGCTAGACGGTAAGAAGAGAGCCTCTGGCGTCTACGCTAAAGGTGGCGGCTACGTCACAACCAAGAAGAAGGCCCAAGCGTACTCAGAAGGCGGACTCGCCGAGTGGTTCGGCCAGAATGATGGCAAGGGCTGGGTAGACTGTAAGACAGGTAAGCCGTGTGGACGCCGAGAGGGCGAGAACCGGGATTACCCAGCATGCCGACCGACGATGGCTCAGTGTAAGTCATCGAAACCCAAACAGGAGAAGACGAGCTCTAAGCGCGTCGAATGGACGAAACCCCCGAGGTAAGTAGATATGGCAACGACCAAAGACGTCGAACGTATGAAGTCAGGCCGATTGAAGTATCGGGGGGAGACGTTCGCAGGATACAATAAACCGAAGCGTACCCCAGACGGCCCTAAGAAGTTTGCCGTACTGGCGAAGAAAGAGGATCAAGTAAAACTGATCCGTTTCGGTGATCCCGATATGCGGATCAAAAAGAGCAATCCGGAACGTCGTAAGAACTTCCGTGCTCGCCACAATTGTGATGAGGCCAAAGATAAGTTCTCAGCACGTTACTGGTCTTGTAAGAAGTGGTGATTTGAGATGGCGGATAAGAAACCGTTAACAGAAAAACAAGAAGCCTTTTTAGAGGCTTTGACGGGAGAAGCCCGTGGCAACATACGCCAAGCAATGCGTATGGCCGGGTATTCAGATTCAACACGGATTAACGAAGTTGTAGGCCCTTTGCGTGATGAGATCGTCGAACAAGCAAGTTTGATGCTGGCGATGAATGCACCGATGGCGACGATCTCGATGATCGATGTCCTACATGATCCAGCCGCGATGGGAGCTCGCAACGCAGTTGCGGCGGCGCGTGAGATCCTAGACCGCTCTGGATTGGTTAAGAAAGAGCAAGTTGAAGTTAAGGGGCCAGAAGGCGGAATCTTTATTCTGCCACCTAAGCAAGCTGAGCCTGTAGATGACGAACAAGACAACCTCTAACTGGGAAACCAAGAAGCGTCCCAATGCCACAGCTAAGATTCCATACGGCTACCAAGCAAGTGAGAGTGACCCTCTCGTATTGGAGCCTAACCCTGACGTCGTGGTACAGGTGGAGCAAGCTCTGGATTACCTCGACAATGGACAATCCTACCGTGAGGTTGCTCGTTGGTTATCTGAAACCACTGGCGAACAAATTAGCCACCAAGGTATCGCAAATATCTGGAAGCGCATGCGTGGAGACAATACGCCTCGCGCTAAAGAACTTAAACAGCGACGTCGCCGCAATGCTCCGAAAACCAAGGAAGAAAAAGAATTAGCCGCTCTCAAGAAGAAGGAAGCGGCGGCAAAACGCAGTCTTACTGTAACGAAGAAGAAACTCGAACAGATAAAGGGTGAAGATGCAGGTCAAGAAGAACCGAACGGGAGTATATTACCATTTTCATACGAAAAACAGGATAATATTACCGATCAGTTAAACTTCGATGCGGCACCACAAGACAAAGACGTTGTATTTGCCCCAAACCCCGGGCCACAGACAGAATTTCTCGCGGCACCAGAAAGAGAAGTCCTCTACGGGGGAGCGGCAGGTGGAGGAAAGTCATTCGGCCTCCTCGCTGACCCAATGCGCTATTTCGGAAACGGCAACTTTAATGGGCTTATCCTCCGAAGAACTAATGACGAACTTCGAGAACTGGTCTGGAAAAGTCAGGAGCTATATCCGAAAGCGTACCCGGGAGCGAAATGGCAGGAGAAGAAAAGCCAATGGGTATTCCCATCAGGCGCGAAATTATGGATGACGTATCTTGAGCGTGAAGAAGACGTTCTACGTTATCAGGGTCAGGCATTTAGCTACATAGCATTTGACGAATTGACCCAGCATGCGACACCATTCGCATGGAACTACATGAGATCTCGTCTTCGTACGACGGATCCTGAATTGCCTGTCTTTATGCGGGCAACAACTAACCCGGGCGGGCCGGGACATTCTTGGGTGAAGCGGATGTTTATTGATCCTGCTCCATCTAACAAGGCGTTCCCGGCGACTGACATTGAGTCAGGGGAGGTTCTGTCCTACCCCGAAACTCATGAGAAGGCAGGGAAACCCTTATTTTATAGAAGGTTTATTCCAGCGACGCTGAAGGATAACCCTTATCTGTACACTGAGGGCGACTATGAAGCTAACCTCCTTTCTCTCCCGGAAATGCAAAGGCGGCAACTCCTCGAAGGGGACTGGGCCATCGCAGATGGCGCGGCCTTCCCAGAGTTCCGACAGACAGTACATGTTGTGGAACCTTTTGAGATTCCCGATGACTGGCGGCGCTTTAGATCTTGTGATTACGGCTATTCATCCTACTCAGCAGTCCACTGGTTCGCAATTGACCCGGCGTACGAAACGCTAATTGTTTACCGAGAACTGTACGTTACTAAGCACACAGGTAGGGATTTAGCTAAAGCAATACTTGATCTCGAACGTGGTGAAAGTATACAATATGGGATACTAGACTCCAGTTGTTGGCATCAACGCGGACAGATTGGGCCTAGTATTGCAGAAGAGATGATTGCTGAGGGATGCCGATGGCGCCCAAGTGATCGTAGTGCTGGAGCTAGGGTTGCAGGACGCAACAGGCTTCATGAGCTCCTCAAGTATGATGAGGACAAGGAGATGCCGGGCATCGTGTTCTTCGATACCTGCCGACAAATCATTTCCGATTTACCTGTCATTCCGAATGATCCCAAGGGTGGGGATGATATCGATGTCAGGTACCGTTCAGACCACGCTTATGACTCAATCCGATATGGAGTGATGTCTCGCCCTAGAGCGAAGTCCCCCTTTGAGGATTGGATGTCCGACAAGCCTATCAACAATTGGCGTCCAGCAAGCACAAGATTTGGATATTAAAATATGGCAATAGTAGATCGTCCCGAAGACTACAGTCCTGACACGAACACAGCCGTCTTTCAAGAAGGCGAAGATGTCGAGCAGGAAAACAATGAAATGAGTGGTGTAGTCGGCTGGGTTGAAAGTCGATACGAAAAGTCACACACATGGCGTCAAGTCGATGAAGAAAGATGGCTTCGAGCGTACAGAAACTACCGAGGACTGTACGGCCCGGACACGCAATTCACAGACACCGAAAAGTCACAGGCATTCATTAAGATTACGAAGACGAAGGTTCTCGCGGCATACGCGCAGATCGTAGACGTTCTCTTTGCAGGTTCTAAGTTTCCTATCGGTATCGAGTCTCCGTACATTACTACAGGCGTAGCTGAGTCCGTACACTTTGATCCGAAAGAAATCACAGAAGACAAGGTGGCCGAGGTCAATGGTGGTGAAGTATCTGCTACGATTGCTCGCCCTGATATCATGGAACGCCTCGGGCCTTACAAGAAAGACCTTGAGCGTATCGAAGAAGATCTACGCGCGGGGCCGGGTAAAACACCTACATCCTTCACGTTTGAGCCAGCTAAAGACGTGGCTCGCAAGATGGAAAAACTTATCCATGATCAGTTGGATGAGAGTGAAGCGTCTAAGCACCTACGCAATGTAGCCTTTGAAATGTCTCTGTTCGGTACAGGTTGGAATGAAGACGGCGAATATGATCCTATCTACAAGACAATTCCAAAGGTAGAGCACGTCTCTATCTGGGATCTGTACCCAGACCCTGACGCACGGACGATAAGCGACGCAGAATACATGATTCAGCGCCATCGCATGAACCGTTCGCAGATTCGTGGTTTGAAGAACCGCCCACATTTCCGTGAAGAGAGCATTGAGCTCGCTATCGAGATTGGGCCAAACTACAACCAAGAGTACTGGGAAGAAGCCTTAGAAGATAATCAGACCAATGCTGAAGTGAACCGCTTTGAGGTTCTTGAGTATTGGGGCATGCTCGATATGGATACTGCCGAAGAGGCAGGTATCGACATTCCTGACAAGTATTTTGACCGTGACCAGATTCAGGTCAACGTATGGGTATGTAACGGACAGATCCTACGTTTGGTCATCAATCCATTCACCCCGAGCCGCATCCCATTCTCGGCTGTGCCTTACGAAGTAAACCCGTACTCTTTCTTCGGTGTAGGCCTCGCTGAGAACATGGAAGACACGCAAGAGATCATGAACGGGTTCATGCGTCTAGCAGTCGATAACGCGGCTCTGTCATCAAATCTACTGATTGAAGTAGACGAGACGAACTTAGTCCCCGGACAAGACTTGACTGTATATCCGGGTAAGATCTTCCGTCGGCAAGCAGGTGCTCCCGGACAGGCGATCTTCGGTACGAAGTTCCCTAACGTCACCAATGAGTGTTTGATGATGTTCGATAAGGCCCGTCAGCTAACAGACGAGGCTACTGGTATGCCATCTTACTCTCACGGCATATCGGGCGTCATGGGGGTGGGACGTACAGCGTCGGGCATGTCTATGCTCATGGGTGCGGCCGCACAGAACATTAAGGCTGTGGTTCGCAACATCGATGACTACCTGCTATCTCCAGTAGGTCAGGCGTTATTTGCATTCAACATGCAGTTTAACTTCGATAAAGACGTCGCTAAGGGCAACCTTGAAGTGGTTCCTCGCGGCACTGAATCGTTGATGCGTAACGAAGTACGCTCACAGCGCCTACTTCAATTCATGCAAATGACTGCAAACCCTGCGATGGCACCATTCGTTAAGTATGACTACATCTTGCGAGAGATGGCCGCGTCAATGGATCTAGATGAAGACAAGATTCTGAACGATCCACGCGAGGCCGCTATTCAGGCACAGATGATGGCTGAGATTGCCGCACTGATGCCTCAGCAACCTGCACAGGGCGCACAAGGTGCACCGGGAGGTGCGCCAGCGCCAATGGATCCTACAGGAAACGGTAACGGTAATATCGCACCGGGCATGGCTCCTGAACCGGGTGCCCCGGGCTTCACAGGCGCGGGTGGTGGTGACAATGGTGGGCAACAGCCCGCACCGCAAGGGCCTCCACAAGGAGCTCCAGTCTAATGGAAAAGGCCATCGCCAAGAAGATCCTTCCTATGGTCAACAATCAGGACGAGTTTGCAACACTCCTGCTCTATGTCGATTCCCGCATTGAGACGATGCGTAGCTACCTAGAAAGCACAAAAGACCATACCAAGATTTTAGAAATCCAAGGCGCAATTGCGGAGCTACGCCGCTTCCACACATTGCGTGAGCAAGCCATTGAGGGGGCTAAGTAATGGAACAGAAAACTACCAGTGCGGGCCGTAAAGTCTATCAGGACGAAAACGGTGAAAACTACTCAGAGAAGACTATCACGTTTGAAACTGAGTACGGCTGGATCAACATTCCTACTGTAGACGAAGAAGGCGTAGAAATGTCTCAGGCTGAGCTTGAAGACTTCGTCGCTGAAAACGGCCCGCTTGACCCGGCTACAGGACAGGTTCTTCCAACGTATGAAGACGTTGAGAGTGCTGAAGCCGCCGCTAAAGAGCGTACTGAGATGTTGGCTGAAGAGATGGCTCCACAGGAAATGAATTGTGGTGGTATGATGATGGACGATATGACTGTCGGCCACGATCCTGTTTCAGGTAACCCTGTCCCTCCGGGTTCGTCTGAGATCAACGTACGCGATGATATCCCTGCGGTCTTGTCCGAAGGTGAATATGTCGTACCTGCGGATGTTGTTCGTTATCACGGCCTAAAGACATTCATGGCTCTTCGTGAAGAAGCCAAGATGGGCCTTATGGCTATGGCCTATGAAGGTCAGATCAAGGCTCTCGATGAAGAGGGCTATGAAATGGAAGAGGAAGAGCTCGCCGAAGACTATGAAACCCCAGAGGGTACGGA